GATTTCCTTCTTTGTCAAGCATAAACTCATTTTCATCCCATTTAGCAGAGCCTATATTACCTTTGTCAAACTTATCCATACCTTTTTGCATTTTCTCAAAAAGACTCTTAAAAGGGCGTTTTGAATTTGTCATCTTATTCTCTACTTCCATAGCCTTTCTAGACTCTTCATTTACATCAAAAGGACTGGCTTCTGGGCCTCCTGCGGCAGACTCTTCGTAATTTGGTATATTCATTTGAGTATCCAATAAGTTTTTAGCGGTCGTATCTCCGTAATCACCTTCTTCCAATAATGAGTCATCATCTTTAAAATCTTGATTAGGAGAATCAATCTTCCTTACAGCTTCATCTGGATTTCTATAAGGACCTACAAACTCTTCTTCTTCACTTGGACCGTACTCATCTCCAAAGCCTCCTTGAGCATTAGGCATATTTTGAGCAGCCTCTCCATATCCTCCTGGCCCTAAAGTATTTCCGCCAAACCAATTTACATTAAGAGGTTGGCCTGTTCCTTCCATATTCGATACCCCATAGCCTCCAGGTGTATACATTGACTGCTGATTAGTTTGACCAGGCTCCGTTCTGAGGTTCTTAGCTTGATTCCACTTATCCTTAAACCAACTACCAGCTCTCTCAAAAATATCAGGCTCTCCATAAACATTTGCCATTTAAAATCTCCAATTTAATCCAAGCTTTTTATCCCCTACAGTCATGCCAAACCTTTTATGAGGGTTAAACTTGATTTGTTTCTTTAAAACATCTAATTTTGTGCTATCTGGCATAATCTTATCAAAAAACGGATTGATATGTTTGTCTAATAATGACTTACCTAACAAAGCTTTAAAAAGCATACTAGGGTCTTCCTCTAAAGACTTAACCTGTTTCTTAAGTTTATCACGTTTTTGTACGCCTTTAAACAACATTTCTGCCCAAACTGGATTAGTACGCTTATCCAAGCTTAAAAGCTCTTTATTTAATGTATTTTGTGTATTATATGCCATATTATACCTATAATATAATGACAAACACACATACAATGCAAATAAAACATTTATTTACATAACTTAAACATAGGTATAACCTATGCTTCCACAGAGTATATACCTGCTTTACTTGTTGTTTGTCTAATGTCTGTAAAGATACTAATACCTACTCTATACCGCGGTTATACCTATAGGTATAAGCTTTTAAAAATAATCAAAAAAAAATATTTTCCAAGCCTTTTTTTTATTCTCGAGGAGAAAAAACCCATTTTTGAAAAATTAGGTTGAGAATGCGTGTGTGGGATATACATAACGAGGTACCCGCTCGTTTTTAGGGTGTGCCCCTTCCGCTTTGCGTTAAAATTAAATTAATATCAAATTAAACAAGGAGTATAATTATGAAAAAAGCATTAATTAAATTATTAAGTTATATAACAAAGAATTCCATACCAGTTGTTGCTACAAAGTCTGGTAAAGGTATGAAATGTTATAAACTTGACCAAATTGCAAGCCACGTTGACACTCTTAAAGTATTAGCAGAGGCTTGTAATTGGCAAGTAGAAATGCTTAAGGGCAAGTATAATTCAAAGACAGAGACCATGTCTCCATCTCTGTATTACATTGGCCCTAACAATGAAATGGATAATGACGATATTATGGCCCTCGCAGAGGACGCATAATCTCAATCCATCTCATTGACGCAATTATAGGGGGGAGTAATCCCCTCTATTTTTTATATATGAGTTTAGTATATAAACGCGTTTTTTAATTATTAAGTAATACATAAAGGAGAAATGTGTATGTATTAGAATATAAAAGATTTAACTAATTTTTAAACATTAAAAGTAAAGGATAATAAATGGACGTATATGTTCCACCAAAACAGTGTTGTAGTAAATGTAAATCTGAGATTAAGGGTAACATTCTGCACACAAATTGTCCTTGTTGTCCAACGGGTTTAGTCAAAGTCTGTGAAGATTGTTTTAATTTCATAGAATTTGGTGATAACCCATTGACAATGAGTGACATGACTGATTAAGAATCGGCGCTTGATAGAGCGTGGCAACAGAATCTATCAAAAAATAATTAATATTACATACATAAACTAAATTAAAGTAAAGGGAACAGTTATGAATAAATATAGGGTATTTAAATGTGGGAACTTAATTCAAGTAATAGTAGTTGAAAATAAGTTTAAAGTAATGCAAGAGGCTTGTAAACTAGTAAGTAAAAGAGAAAGACCTCTTATTAGAATACAGCCAGTATAAATAATTGTCAAATATAATTAGAGAGATGGATAGCATAGGGAAGAAGGGTCGAAACAGCCTTGATTAACCATCTAAAATAACTATCACGGTTGGTTACCAACATCTCTCTAATATATTGTCAAACATTATTATAGGTTCTATGAGCCAGATTAAATTACGGGTAGAAATTATAGAGTGCCGTAAGCCTATAAACTGCACCAAAATATAAACAATTGTCAAACATAAATAGAAAAGGAGAGTAAGTGACACATATTAAAAATATAATTAAAAAGAATAGTATTAATAGTTGGAAAGAATGTTTTATCTGTGAGCATATGGTCAGACCAGATAGAATAACTATTTATCCTAATTTAGGCAATGATTGGAAAGAAACTAAACTAGTTATTTGCGATGATTGTGATTAAACTTGCTGACATACCAAGTGTAGAGAGGAAAGAGACTATAGTGCCTCTCTACAGTATGTTGTATGATTACTACATAAAGTTGAGAGCCGAGATATAAGCCTGATGAAATAGATTAGATTTAGGTTAAGCAAGTGAATGCAATGAGCGTTCTGAAATAACTTTAATTGACATATTTAAATCTTTAGACTGGTCATCATAAAACTAGACACGAGTGGCGGTCTAGCAAGGCTCTCAATAAATATAAACCGAGGGAATGGCGGGAGAATATTCAATAGATAAAACAAGGACATAGTCTTGTGAGAATATTCGAGGAAAAAGTGTAGGTTTATGTAATATTAATAAAACAGAAAGGGCTTAAAATGTGTGAATGTGAAAAAGATGAAAATTGTAGTTTATGTGGGACAAGTAAAAATGAAAAAGTGTAGGTTTATGTAAACAATTAGAGTAATTACTTATAGAACAGTGTTATGGTCTAAAAAGATACCTGATAAGGGTGCGCGCAAAACCCAAAGAGAAACGCTTGCGTTAAGGAACTGTTCCGACCGCCATAATAGTAAGTAATTACTCTAATAAACTAAACAAAGGAGAAATAATGTTAACTCAAAAGAAAAAAGCTGAAATTAAGCACGATATGCAACAATGGAAAGAAGTTAAAGCATTAAGAGAAGCAGTAAAAGAAATAGAAATAATTATAAAAAAAGTAATTAAATAATTTAGAGAGGTGAGGTAATATGAGAAATCATATTAATAGCTCAATGTTCACGGGCGATGGTTATTGGTGGTTCAGCAATCATCCAGAAAAGGGTACCTAAAATGATTGCGGTAGCCTCTCTAATAACATTTAGACAGAGTTTTGACGGCTATAAAAACCCAACATTCGTTACGAGGTTCAGATGCATAATCACGCTATAGCGTCCTCAAGCAAAGGTTCTCTGTCTAATAAATTAAAAAAAAAGGAGTAAGTTAAATAAATTAAAAGAAAAGGAGTAAGTTAATATGAAATTAAGCAAAGAAGATAGAAAAAAATTAAAAGGTTTAATTTATTATACATATCATATAGGATATACAGATGATATAGAAGAATTAGATAATATTTATGAAGAACTTGATAAAATATTACAGAAAGATAATTAAAGAAAAGGAGAGCAAATGACAAATATAACTAAAAGAGAGTTAGAACTAAATAAAGAAAGCGAGGTAGATATGTATTTTAGTATAATGTTAAGTTTATTAGTGATGAAGACAGAGTATTCTACATCATATATTAAATTAAACGAAATTCAAGCCATAGAAATGGTAGATAAAAGTGATGGTGGTATAGTAACCTTTACTTTGAAAGGTGACAAATCAGAACAGATAGTATATGCTGAAGATAATATAGACAAATGGAATGAGGCTAAAGAATGGATGAATACTCATGCTTTTAATTTAGCACAAGAAATATCTAAAACTGATTTAACCAGAAATAGAGATGAAAGTACTAAATTCTAAATATTAAACCAGAGGGCTATAACCGTGAGGCTAGCAATAGGTTAATGATATGTAGAGTTTTTAGGGAGAGTGGGGACTCTTCCTTTTATTCCCTCTACAATGTCTCCTTTCACCTATGTTTACCTCTGGTTTATAATTAAAAAGACGAGGATAACCTAATAAGGTTGGATGGGAGTCAATGGGACAATGGGGAGCCAGAAGAGCGTGTAGTCTTTTTAATAAAATTTAATAAGGAGAAACAATGAATAGTTATGAAGATTATCTACTTGGTAAAGTGGATATAGAAATACAAAATCAAATAAAAACAAGGAGCAGAAATGCAAACAAGAACAAACCAAGCAATATTTTCAATTTTAGCGATGTTAACAATATGGGTAGTAATTCACACCGTTAAATTGAATACAATCGTACCAGACTATAACAATTTAGTCAATAAAGTAGATGTTTTACTTGAAAGAGTAAGTGGTGTAGAAGGAACGATAAAAGAAGTAAAAGAGATGAAAAAAGCTGAATTAAGTTCATTTGGAGAGAAATTCAGTAAAATGAGAGATATACACGGCTCTGGTTATTTATTTAACTGGGGAGGCAACTTGTATACAACTTATTACGCAGAAGAGATGATGACAAATAATAATCAATAAAGATAAGGAGAAACGACATGTCAATAACAATCAACCTATTAAGTAACGGAGAATTTACATCAAGAGATGTATCTTCAACAACAGTTGGTGCTTTAAGAACAGAACTTGAAATACCTTCAGGTTCTAACATTAATGTAGGTGGCACAGTTAGGCAAGACGACTTTACATTAGAAGACGGTGCATATGTTGCATATACATCTAATAATAAAGTAGGAGGTTAATATGGCAGATAGCATTGAATTGTATAATGGTGTAAATAATATTAACGTTAATACTCTTGATATTTTAAGAGAGCCTAATCAACAATTAGCAAATGCTATCGCTACTGGCCCACAAGATGAGTTCTTTTCCGCATTAGAAGAGTGTAACAGAATGATGAGGATACATAACGATTTAAATCCTAAAGTATTATCTGTTACACCTTCTTGGAATTGGAGACCTGGTTCGCTTGATATTGTAAAAGATTATGTTGCTAGACAACTAATGTTACAAAAGAAATCAAGCGGATTAGGTAAGTATATGCATAGAACTGCAGATAATGCTCGATACAGACTTAATTACGTGGCTAGGAAATTAGAAAGTTGCGAAGAAAAGAAGCGAATGTTAAAAAGAGAAGGTTACCAACACGATGTTGATATTGATGAATATATGGTAAAATTAGTTGATTTTTGTGATAAATTAGAAGAATCAATTAATCAAGCACATATAGCAACAGGTGAAAAAGTATTATTTGAGCCTTATATACACATCCCAGAACACAATCAAAGACAAACAATGTTTTATATTAGTTGTTATGTAAATCCAGGGGAAATGAATGTATATCAAGACCAAACATTAATACAAAAGATAGACATAACTGGAATAAAAATAATGTTTTATTGTCCTTTAAGAAAGATGATGAAATATTTAGACAAGAAATTGCCATCTAATTTAGCTGTTCAATATAGAGGTATAAATGATGCTGAAATAGCGAATATGCATAGTTATAGAGCAATGCAAGTCACATTCCATCCATACGTAGCTCAACCTACAACAAATAGTTATAGTGATGATTATTTGCCTGTTCAATGGGCATCTACTTGTTTTAGTGATTTCACAGACAATGTAAGAAATTCATTTCATAACTTAAACTTTGTTGTATTAGCTATGGAGTTGTTAGAATGGGCAGGATATTACAATACAACTCATTCAAATCCATATAATAACGTAGCTTTAAGCCATATAGGTATGCCTAGTAGTTTTAGCAAGGCATATCAAGCAGTAACTAGTAGAGATACTGGTAATTGTAGTTCTAGATTATGGGGCAAAGTATACAAAAGTGGAGGCAAACTAGGTAGTAAAAAGTGGATTGAAGAGACTAAAGAAATGATTCATCATTGCATAGACATTGACTGTATATGGAGACATCATTGTGGTCTTTATCAAGAAAAGTCAGGGCAAACAAAAAGATTGTCAAATGAAGATTACGTATTTATGATAGAGTCAATTCTAGGGCATTTATTAGAACAATGGAGTGAAGAAATGGTAATAGAAGCTCTTAGAGATGATTTTGGATGCTATCTTCCGTCTAGTTTACCTGAAGATGAAAATAAAATATCAACAGGAATATATACATATGAAGATGTAGCTAATTATTTAATATCTGCATTTGATGGTTTCTATGTATATCATGACATTCTAGATGAAACTAATTATTGGCCTAAAGAAGCAGGAATAGAAGTGACTTTAGCAGAACAATTAGTTCCTGATGAAGAGCAAATTAAAAGAGAAATGTTGCAATGGGCAACAGAAAGGGGCGCGTAATGGAAATAGAAAAGTTGTTTTTCATTGAAGAGAAAGATTGGTATGAAATAATATCATGGGCGAAGTTAGCATATGACAAAGATAAAAATGAAATATCTGGTCTGGCAACAGCTGTTCCTGATAAAAATGGAATTTATACCATTGCAGATGTAGAAATATTAAAACAAGAGAATACAAGCACTAATACAGAGCTAGATGGAGATGCAGTCGCAGATTATAAAATGAGATATGCTATGAAGTATAAAAATCCAGGTATTAAATTTGTATGGTGGCATTCTCATCACACGATGGGTGCATTCTGGTCTGGAACTGATGAAAACGAGATAAATGCATGGAAAAATGAGTCATTTTCTTTGGCTTTAGTAGTAAACCTGAAACAAGAATACAAGTTTAGAGTAAGTATTTGGAAAGCAGCAGGTTTAGATATTGAGCAACATTTTGATACAACGCTTAATATTAAAAGAAAAGATGGAGTTAAAATAACAAAATCTATGGAAAAGCAATACGAAGAACTTTGTGAAGACAAACATTGTAATGTTGTGACCTCTTATGGTTCATATCAAGGTTGGAACAACAATATAAATCAAAGGAATCTTTGGAATCAAGTTCATGATAAAGTTACTTTAAAGGACAAATCTTTTCATGCTCAAACTAAAGAAGCTTTAGAGTCGATAGTAGATAAGTTTATGGCAGATGAATTATCTTTGCCTAAATTTAGACAATCTCTAAAGAATGTTCAAAAGATGCTAGATAAGAATAAAATATCTGAGTATAAAGTGATTATCCCTCAAGGAAATAAGCAAGATATGATTGATTTATTTCAATATACATGGGATATAGAGCTTTTAGAATACAAAGATGCAATGATTCAAAGAGAATATGAAAAGGAGGGCAATTATGGCTGGTATTGTTAACCAACGTTCTGTTGGATTAATTGATTCCTTAAATAATCATGTTTTTCATATACTGGGTTGCGGGGCTATAGGTAGTTCCGCAGCTACCCAGTTATGTAGAATGGGAGCAGAGAATTTTGTATTATACGACCTAGATAAAGTAGAAACTGCTAATATAGGAGTTTCACAATACGGGCATTCCCACTTGGGACAAAACAAAACAACTGCTTTAAATAGTTTATTAATGGACATCAATCCAAATTGCGAAATAACTGAAATGACTGAATATTTTCAGACATTTATGTATTCAAATGAAGATGACATAATAATATTAGGATTCGATAGTATGAAATCAAGGCTAGAAGCAGCAGAAATATGCTTATCATACAAAGGTTTTAAGCCTGGATTGCTTATAGACGGAAGAATGGGAGCTGAACATTATCAGCAATATACTTTCGTCAAACCCACACTTAAAAGATACCAGAAAACATGGTATTCAGATGAGGAGGGGAGTCCTGAACCGTGCAACATGAAAGCTACAAGTTATTGTTCTAATATGGCTGGGAGTTTTATAGCAAATACCGTTCGTAAAGTGTTGAAATCTCAACCTTTCGAAGCCGCTTTGTCATTCAATTTCCCCACTACACACATAGAGAAAAATACCTTGTATAAATAGTTGAAATGTTGTAATATAATAGGCTGGCTTAAATAAGATGAAGACAGGTAGTGTAAACCTTACACAGCAGTCTTATAAAGCCAGCCTATTTCACTTTAAAATAGGAGAATAACAATGGCGTTAAAGAAAGTCAAAAGGAAAGCTGTCTCTCAAAACCCAAAAACAATGTTATTATATGGAGCACCAAAAGTAGGTAAAACTACTGCTTTAAGTCAATTAGATGATTGTCTGATAATTGACACAGAAGGTGGTGCAAACATGATTGAGGGTTATGTAGAATCAGTCAATAGTAGGGAAGAGTTAATTAAACTCTTACAAGAAGCACAAGAAGGGCATGAATATAAGTATGTTGCAATAGATACAATAGATAGAATAGCAACATGGGCAGAAAATGCCGTTTGTGAAGAAGAAAATGTATCTGCTGTCCAAGATTTAGCCTTTGGTAAAGGTTTTGGTATGGTAAGAGAAAAAGTCTTAAATACAGTTCATTTTCTTAAAGAGATATTTCCTCATGTAATAATCATCGGACATAGGAAATGGGCGAGAGCCGTTGTAGACAGTAAAGCAATAGTAGAACCAGAAAGTCTAGATTTAACTGGTAAATTGAAAAATATGTTAATGGCAGACTGTGATGCTATTGGATATGTCTATAGAGATGATGACAAAGGAAAGCTAAAAGTTTCATTTAAAGCAAATGAAGCACTTGAAGCTGGAAGTAGAAGTCCTCACTTAAAAGGTAAGGACATTGAGTTAAAATGGAATCTAATATATAAGGAGAGTAAATAATGGCAATATTCAAACCAGAAGTTAAATCTAATTCAAATTTCACTAGCTTTACAGGCATATGTGAATTAGGAATAACAGGATTCGAAGATAAATCACAAGATTTCGATTGGGCTGATTTGTTTCTAGAAATCTCTGTCAAACAAAAAGACAGCGAGTATGAAAGAAAGACTCAAATCAAAGGAAATTTTGAGAAAGAAGGTGGTAAAATCACAGGAGGCTCTTGTCTTAAAAGATTATATCAATTCTTTGATGAAATAGGATGCGAAGCAGGAATTAACACCGATGGAGGGTGGGAAGATGAAACAGGAAAAGAAATCGAAGATATAGCAAAATATCTTAACGATAACTTTGTAAAACCTTCAAAAGATTACGAACCTCCAATGGATTTTATAGGATATTTCTATAAAGAGCAACCTAAAACTCCAGGTGGCAAATCTTATACAAGAATGTGGAATAAGTTTTATAAAAATACAGATAAAAATAAAGCTATTCTTGAAAAAGATGTTGAATGGATGAAATCTAAAGGTTACATCAAAGAAGTAAAAGAAGGCGATGTACCTACTTCTCCAAGTGGCAATACGCTCTCAGGAAGCGGTTTAGCTAATCTATGAACTATGTCGAGATAGCTAGAGGAGTACCTAATAACAGAGGTATAATAATACCTGTAAAAGAACTTGGGAAATATATCTTACATGAACCTTTATACAGAAGTGTTTATCTATATGATGAAACTGCTGTAGAATATGTATCAGAACATGGAAGTTTAAGAAACTTCTTTGGCATAAGATACATAGATAAGATTCCTGTAGATATAGACAAACAAGGAAATTCAGATGAAAAAACTCTAGACATCTTGAGAAGTGTTATCCTAGAGCTGGAAGAAGCGGATATTGAATGTGGGAGCTTTCAACCCTATTTTTCTGGCTCTGGATACCATTTGATTTTAGCAGGCTCTTTATTCAACTTCAAAGAAGGCAATGATTTGCCATATGTGGTAAAACAGACGTTAAAAAAGCTTGTCCCTGATTTAGATTCAAGTATATATATGCGAACAGGTATATATAGACTTCAACATACTATAAACAGGAAGACAAACTTGTATAAAATACCACTTACAAGAGACGAAGTAATGAATTTAGAGTCTAGTCAAATCATAGAGATGGCTAAAACTAATAGAATGGACTTTAAATATCATCCCTTAACAGGTGATGGAGAATTAGAACATTCTATAGTTACAGACATTCCAGATGTGCAAGTATTTAATAAAATATCAGAACCAACTAAAATAGTACCTTGTGTTCAATCCATGCTTAAAAATGGAGCAGTAGAAGGAAGTCGTCATATAACTGCTATGAGAATAGTTAGTCATTTTAAAAGACACGGAATTCCTAGTCATTATGCTAAAGTAATGATGCTTCATTGGAATAATAAAAGCATGCAAGAGAATCAAGTAATGGAAATGGTAGAAAATGTTTATAATAGAAATTATAAATATGGTTGTCAAGATATTTTAATGAAGGAACATTGTAAAACTCAATGTATGTATTTTGAAAGAAAAGACTACTTTGTAGACATTAAATCTTCAGATGAAATGCAAGGAGAGTTACATGATAGGCTTACTACTGATTTTAGTGGAAAAACTATAGACCTAGGTAGGGCATTAGGGATTAAAAAAGAGTCAGTTATATTCCCAGGTGAGTTAGTCACTATTTTTGGACCAACAGGGTCTAATAAGACTACTTTTGCTCAAAATCTAGCACTTGGTGTAGACTTTGTCAATCATAGTATTGTAAAAGAATGGCAAATACCTACATTATTCTTAAGTTTAGAGCTTTCATCTTGGTATATGCATAGAAGACACCTTCAAATAGTATCTGGAAGAGAGAAAAACGAAGTAAATAAGAGATATGAAGAAATATACAACCAAAATAAAGATAAGTTAGAACATATTATGGTTCAAACCATATCTCCCTCTTTAGATAAAATAGCAGAGAAAGTTAGAGAATTGCAGCCATCATTATTAATTGTAGATTATATTGATTTAGTAGATACACCTATGAGCTATAGAGGTGAATACGAAAAGATTAAATATATATCACATGGTTTGTCAAACATGGCAGTAAATAATGATATGATTGTAATTCAAATATCGCAAGTAAGCAGAGAATACAGCAGAAATGAAGTTCTTGATTTATACGCTGGTAAAGGTAGTGGTGCAATTGAGAATGCTTCAAGAAAGGTTATAGGATTAAATGGACAATCTAATTCTAAAACTAGAGCAGTTAGGCTATTTAAAAACACCGATGGTGAGCTATTCGATACAGAAGTAGAATGGACACCATCATTTAGATTAAGGAGGTTAAATGAAACAGTTAATTGAGATATATGTATTGGAAAATGTAGCTATGATTCGTATATTACGATTCTTCAGGATTGGAATGATTTATGAAGATATAATAAAAGGAATATTCATAGGCATTTGGAAATATGATATACAATTAAGTATAGGTATATTCAAACCAAGCAAAATAAGGGAGGTAGGAAATGCTTAAGAAAATGATAGGACGAGTTCTCTTTGGTAGAAGACGCAAAAAGAACTATTACAATAAATATGTAACTTGGCATGCTCATAATAAATTACAAACAAAAATGGATAATTTATTAAGACATCTTAAATTACAAAGTATTGGTAACGGAAGTTTAATTGGAGATGCAAAAGATGCAAAGAAGTTCAGAAACCAATTTGACTACTAAAAAGAAATACTACAAACCTAAAAGGGGACGCAAGTCCCCTAATAGGCTAACATTATGGGAACAAAAGTTTAGCAAAAAGTTAAAAAAACATCATAAAACATTTGCTAAAAAGACTTTTCATAGATTGATGAAGAAGTCATCAACATTAAGGTCTACATTAAAAAGAAGGAGTAAGGAATATGAAGTCAAATTTGATATATCGTTGGAGGAAGTTCGTGAGTTATTATATAGGGTTTATGGACGCACCTGCAATTATTGCAATCAAAAGCTTCTTGTTAATAACATGGCATGCGACCATATTATTCCTCTTAGTATGGGTGGCGATTCAACTCCTGAAAATCTTCAGATGATATGTGGAAGATGTAATACAAGAAAAGGCCCTTTATTAGATAAAGAATTTAGAAAGCTTTTAAAGTGGCTAGATAGACAAAATATACATTTAAAAAAATATGTATTAAGAAAATTGTCAAGTAGAGATTTTTAACGCAATAGTGATAGTATAAAAACTTCAACACTTAATAACGTATATTACTGTTATATTAATATAATACTCTAATTAATATTGCCTGGCTGAAAGTTGCAGGAATCACTATTATATTTAGGGCAAACAACACGCCAGCGGTGAGCAGCTGGACTGACTAAAAAAAACGAATAGTAAACAGTTAGTGGTAGTCGGATACCAAGTAATGACAATTGCTAGTTTGCCCTATAAAATTAAGGAGATAAAATGGATTGAATTAAATGGAATGAAAGACAAAGAAAAAAAGAAAAGATGAAAAGAAAAGCTAAAAAGTATTCAACTAATGTTTATGGAAATGTAATGTTTGAATACAAAAGTAGGAGAAAGAAATGACTTATAAAAAATGTACCTTTCCTAAATTAGGAAAGAAAACTCATCAACTAAAAAAGAAAAGGGGGTTATCAAAAGAACAATGGCACGAAAGAAAAGCAAGAATCTTAAAACAGAATCCACTGTGGTAACGGATAAAATAAAAGAAAAATGGAATAAAGAGTATACGTCTAAGTTTGACATAGACTTAAAGTTCGGAGAATCATTTGAGTATTCTTTGGCAAACATATTATCTCTTGGTAAAATAGAAGTCAAAACAGAAAGAGATACATGGAAAAAAACAGGAAACGTAGCAATTGAATTAGCTTATAGAGGTAAATTAAGCGGATTAAATACTACTAAAGCAGATTGGTGGGCACAAGTCCTAACAATTGAAGGAGAAATAGTATCAGTATTAATGTTTCCTGTAGACACTCTGAAAAAGATTGTAAAGAAAAGCGTTGTTGAAGGAAAGGGTATTATGAAAATGGGAGGAGATGAGGAGGCTAGCGAGCTTGCTCTAATACCTTTGGAGGATTTGACAAATGGTTTTTAAGCGAAACAAAAAGTTTTGTGCAGTCTTGAAAATGGAGCGAGAAGGAAGGTGGGTATGCGAAAATCCCTTATTTACGTGCGGAGATAAGGGATTATACCCCGTTTTTAAAACAGGAGGACCTACAGGTAGGTTTCCTAAAAATCATCAGGAATTTATACTAAAAAATATAGGAGAAGAAGATGGAGATAGCAAAGGAAGACAAAGAGTTGGTTCAACAAGAAATGCCAACAGATTTCATAGAATATAAAGATGATGCTCATAAAATAAAACATTTAGAATATTTAATGTACTCTAAAAGCATAGAAATTATCAACCTTAGAAAGGAGGTAGAAAAATGTCAAGAGAAGATTATGAAGCAATCTCAAGAATAATCGAAGATGTAATAGGGAAAGATACTATTGGTTGCATTAAGATACTAGAAGGACTTAAATTCTACCTAGATAATAAGAAAGAAAAAGCAACTATAGTTAAGACAAATACAAAAGTTACTTTTACTAGTAAAGATATATCTGGACATCTTAAAGGTGCTGATGTAGCTATGAGAAAGTATACAGATAATTTAAGGAAAGAGAGCGCTGAGTTTAGAAAGCAAGAGAAGAATTGTTCAACTTATAGCTGAGAGTAGATATTCAGAGTGCACAGTTTGTGGCACAACAAAAGCTCAAGCTATATATAAATATAGAGCACAGCAATATGTGCCTAAATATATACCCAGAACATTAGAACCAGTTTGTAGAAAATGTGTTTACAGAGAAGTATATGGGACTAAAGGGTATACAAAAAAGATGAAAGAAAGGAGCCTAGATGGCGAAAAATAAAGTAAGAAAGAAGCCAACAGTCAAAGAAATGGCTAGTGCTATAATAGAAATCAATCATAGAACTAATGAACTTTTAGCGATGATGAGACAGATGGATGGTATCATTGGACTCTATATTGAAATGAAAGGCGATAAAGAAAAGTTTAACGCCTATGTTGATGAAGCAAGTAAAAAACATCAAGAGGAAATGGAGGCAAAAAATGACGCAGAAGGAAATGCAGAAACTGATGACTCAAATCTTCAAGGAAATACAGAAGATGAGAGCAGCGGGACAGAAGGAGTACGCAAGGAAGACAAGTAACGCTTTTGCAAACTTTGAAAGAGTTGCAGAATACATCAATGTATCTAGAGAGAAGGCTTTAATGGTATACTTATTAAAGCATATAGACGGCATTGTTTCATTTGTCAATGGTCATGAATCGCAAAGAGAAGATGTAAGAGGACGAATAACAGATGCGATAGTCTACCTATGTTTATTATGGGGTATGATAGAAAATAATAACGTTAAAAGTAGAAATGAGATATTATTAGACAAACTAAATAAAGACGAATTATGATATGCGATAAATGTAAAGAGCCTATAAGTGCATCTGCACCAATATATAAGGCATCTAGAGGATTTTTAAGTGAGGATGGTGGTTTTTTTGAAGATGAATACGTTGTATTTCATTCAGAATGTCATCATTCTTACAATCCTTTCGAACACATAGAAGCAAAACTTCTTGATTATTAATTAAAGCAAACTCCTACCTCTTGTAGCAACAGCTTTTGCAACTCTTACAGCAGGAAGCTGTCCATATTTAGCTAACATTCTTGAAGCAGCAGTAAGCCAAGTTGGTTTACTCCATTTAGTTCTTATAGATTTTTTTCTTTTCTTTTTTATAACTTTATACTTCCAGTCAGAATAATTAACAATAGGTTTGCCAATAAGCAATTCTTCTGCTTTAGCAGCAATCTTACCAGCTTTATGTGGAGTTAAATTATGAATATCTCTCATTCCACCTCTGAATTTACTGTAACCACCATTAGTTTTAATAAAGTCCATATATTGCCAATGTTGACCAACAACATAATCTAATTTACTAGACAAACCTTGTCTTAATTTAGGAGTAAATTGCAATCTGTAAATAGGTTTTAATTTACCTTTATAAGAAGTTTTTTCATTCATTTTCCATAACTTCATACCCATTTGCTCACCTTTTGAATTAACAGGAATGACCTGACCTAATTTATTAGTAACTGTCTTTGGTTTTATAAGGCGTTTATTTCTTAAATAATGAGCTTTATCAGCAGCTTTTTTAGCCTTTTTAAGATTACCTGTTTTCATTACTTTAGTTACATAAGAAACCCTAGGGTCATTGCTAGCATAGCTTTTAAAAAGTTGTTGTTGTTTGCCAACATGTCTAGTTGCTTCAACAGTTTGTCCAATTTTATTCTTCATAGAAGGGTCTAACCTAGATAATTGCTCATCAACAACAAAAGTAGAAGGCTTATAATCAGAAGGAACATTAAATCTAACATTTTGTCCTAATGAACGTTGATGATTAGCTAATAATCCTTTTCTTTGACGAATATTTTTTTCTCTACTTTTAAGTTCTAATTCACCACTTTCACGTTGAGAAACAGTTAATCCCTTATCTTTCAATTCTGATTTAACTTCTTTAATAGAAGACTCTGCAGCAGAAAGCTCCAAAGGAGTCCCTGTAGCAATACTTTTACCTATTTCTTTTAAAGCACCTATTTTATCTTTAGAATCAGATGCTTGTAAAGCATTTCTCCATACTTGAGTAGGTTTGCCAACTTTTGTTTCATATTTAGGAATAGGAGAATTAACTCCATAACCTTGAGTATCTAATAAAGTTCCTAAAGCACGATTAGCAAGCTGTTTAGTGCCATACAAACCTAAACCAGCTAAACCTAAACCAGCACCAATACCTAAAGCTTTAGAAAGATTTCCTGAAGTAGACAAATCAATTTCAGGAGGGTCAATAAAGCTTGCTGCATTATCTAAATCAACACCAGAATCAAAAGGTTCTGCTAATGCATCAGATAAAGAATCAGCTATAGTAGAAGGTTCGTCATATGTATCATATTGCGCCATTAGAATTTAACTCCAGGTTTAGGGCTAGTATATTTTTTACCCTCTTCTTCAAGTTTCTTTTGTTCTTTTTTACGTCTACCAACAGCATGTAAAGGCATACCTGCAAATTTCTCCATAAAGAAAGTAGGATTATCCATTAATCCTGAACCAGGTTTGGCAACATCTCTTACCATTCTTCCAAATGGAAACATAGTCCATACAGTTAAATCAGTAAATTTGCTATAATCATCTCTAACCCATTGTTGTAAAGATGTTACAGGAATCCTAGCAATAGGAGGCATAACCATTTTTAATGGAGCAATTTCAACTGGAAGTTCTCCAAAGAAAGCTTTATTACGTTCTTTTTCATCGCCAAATAACCAATTAGCACTATCTTGAAACCAGTTCCATGGTGGTGGAAGAGCATTGTCAAACAAACTATACATAAACATACTTCCTAAAGCATAAACAAATAAATCTATTTGCATCATTCTAGCAAATCTATCAGTTTCAGCGCCAGGTTTAAAACCTCTTAATTTAGCCTCTTTTAGCACAGCATTGCGAAAACGTACCGAATTCCACGCGAAAAGCTGAAACCTAGACATTATCTTACCTAGAGCAGAACGTGCGAACATTGGCCTATTAGGGGCGTTATAAAGGAATTGTGTGGCTTTAACACCTTTTTTAGCCATTTCTATTAAAATAGGATGATTAGGGTCTTTTATAGCACCTCCAAAGCGTTCCCAAGCTTTAACATAATGAGCCATAAATGCATCTCTTCTTAAAACTCTTTCAGGAACAGACATAAATTTAGATGCAGTATCATAAACTTTGTCCATAACTCCGTATTTTTTACCTAAAGTTCTAATTTCCTTACGCTCAATAGGGTCAGTAGAGTTAAATTTTTGTGCTAATTCAGCCATAAAATCAGCAGTTTTCTTATCAGCAAATTGTTTATTAAAACCTAGTTCATGTAAAACCATTTCAGGAAGTATACCTTTTTCAATAACCCATTTTTCAACATCTTGTAATGTATTAAACTCTGGATTAATTCTTTTTAAATATTTAATATCTCTAGCTTTTTTGAAGTTGCCAAATCCAGTAGATTCTAATGTATGTAAACTACCACCAAATATATTAGTAATAGCAGTTTTAGGATGGGCTAATAAAGCTCCTAGTTCAAACTTTGCTTCCATATTTGACCAATCTCTTATATCTTTATAGCCAAACTTTCCTAACTCTTTAGGTAAATCTTTCTTATTAATACCAAGTTTGTCTGCAATATTATTAACTCTTTCAAGCACTCTGTTATCAGCCCACCAAGCATATGCAGTTCCTTGTAATTTCATATTAGGGTCATTATACATTTCTTTAGGAATAATTTCAGGATTACCCATAGCTCCTTGAGTATATAATTGAAAATATCTTTTCCAATTATTTGCTAATTCAGGACCAAACTTCTTTTTCATTCTAGTATGAGCAGTTTCGATAACATCTCTAGCCATAATTTGTTGCATTTGTCTAAAGAAAGTATTGGAAATATTTCTCATATAAGCATCCATAACTGTTAAAT